TCTTGCTAAAGTAACTCTAATGTCTAAACAAGCTGATGCAATCGCAAAGGCACTTCAATCAAGGAATAAGTAAATGAGCACATGGGCAGAAGAAAAGATACAACTTGCTAATTCGTATAAAGTAATGTATGATAATGGAGAGATTAGTAAGGAAGAGCTACAAGAATTATTACAAGATATCATCAGAACTGATGAAGTTTATGAAGAAGCATCAAATATGGAAATGAAAGCAGCAGTAGAATTCGCTGTTATGAACATTTTAAAAGTCGTATAATGGAGGATAATATAATGGTGACGTTTGAACCAAATTTAATGGAGCGAGAAAAAACAGTAAGCGAATTAGTTCCTATTCGACAGGAAACTGGCGCTGGTGATCCAGACACCTTTGAATACTCTGATGTGAAATATAAGTTTATGATGACATTTGTTGATGATGAAGTTATAGGAATTACTCAAGTTAAAATCTTAGACACACCAGACGAAGAAGAAAAAGAGTATCAAGAAGTAGCAACATTCCATATGCATAAGGATGCCTTTACTGCATTCCATGATATGGTAGACGCATTTAAGAGAAAGATGAAATAAGGACTAAGATGGCACCGAGAAAAGAAAAACTAAAAATAACAGATGAGCGCAACTCATTTAAGCCATTTCATTACCCATGGGCATATGAAGCATGGTTGAAGCATGAACAAGCACACTGGCTTCACACTGAAGTCCCAATGCTTGAAGACGTAAAGGACTGGAAAAATAAACTAACTGAACCGCAAAAACATTTCTTAACTAATATCTTCCGCTTCTTTACACAGGGAGATATTGATGTTGCTGGTGGTTATGTTACTAACTATCTTCCATATTTTAAACAGCCAGAAGTTAGAATGATGCTTCTTGGCTTTTCAGCACGTGAGGCACTACACATTGCTGCGTATTCACACTTGATTGAAACGCTAGGAATGCCAGAGTCAACTTATGCTGAGTTCTTAGAGTACGCTGAGATGAGAGAGAAACATGATTACTTCATGGATCTTTCAAGTAAGAACGGTACAGCTGAATCAGTAGCTGCTAATATTGCTGCGTTCTCTGCTTTTACTGAGGGTATGCAGTTATTCTCGTCATTCATTATGTTGCTGAACTTCCCACGTCATGGTTTAATGAAAGGCATGGGGCAGATCGTTACTTGGTCAATCGTTGATGAAACGATGCACGCTGAGAACATGATCAAGTTGTTTAGAACATACGTAGAGGAGAATCGTGAGCTTTGGAACGACGATCTTAAATCTAAGATTTATACGATTGCTGAGAAGATGGTCGAGCTCGAAGATAAGTTTATCGATCTTGCTTTTAGTATGGGCGACATGCCAGATCTTACAGCTGAAGACGTTAAAAAGTACATTAGGTATATTGCTGACCGTCGTCTTATTTCGCTTGGTCTTAAGGGAATCTTCAAGATTAAGAAGAATCCGTTACTATGGGTTGAAGAAATGATCAATGCTCCAACGCATGGTAACTTCTTCGAGAATCGTGTTACTGATTATGCTAAAGGCGCATTGTCTGGTAACTGGGATGATGTTTGGGGTAAAGCTGCATAATGGCAAACACTACTAAACACTACGACTGCGATAACTGCGGTTCTTCTGGTAAAATTGTCGTGAAGGGCGATGACTATAAATATGAAGATATAGTCTTTTGCCCAGTTTGTGGGCACGACATTTACGACGAAGAACTGGACGATGACGACGACGAATGAACTTTATGAGAACCCATGGGTATATGATGGTGCTGCAGTATTAGATCCACCTGACGATTTCTATGGGTTTGTTTATATAATTACAAATTTAAAATCCAACAAGAAGTATATTGGTAAGAAGTTTTTCTACAGCAAGGTTAGTAAGCCACCGCTGAAAGGAAAGACACGTAGAAGAAGAAGCGTAAAGGAAAGTGACTGGAAGACCTATTACGGTTCTAATAAAGAATTGAATGAAGATGTTCAGCGTGAAGGTAAAGAACACTTCAAACGAGAGATAGTTAAGTTGTGTGCTTCTAAAGGTGAATGTTCATATTGGGAAGCGAAGTTACAATTTGATAATAATGTTCTAACTGAAGAACATTGGTATAATGAATGGATTATGGTAAAGACACACAGAAAACACGTAAAGGGACTAAAATGAGTTATTTGTTATTTTTAATTGCGATAGCACTTTCTTCTATTGCTGCGTTCTACGCAGTTGTTGGACTCATGTCAATTTTTGCTGCATCAGCAATCCCAATCGCAATTATGGGTGGAACACTGGAAGCAGCGAAACTCGTAGTAGCCTCATGGCTATATCGCAACTGGAGAGAGATTCCAGTTCTCCTAAAAGTTTATTTTACCACTGCTTTAGTAATTCTTATGTTACTAACAAGCATGGGTATCTTTGGTTACTTGTCAAAGGCACACTTAGACCAAGCAATTCCTACTGGTGATGTAGTTTCTAAACTTGAAATCATAGATCAAAAGATAACAACTCAAAAGGAGAATGTAAATGCAGCTCGTAAAGCTCTTGCTCAATTGGATGCGCAAGTTGATCAAACCCTCAGTCGAACAAGTGACGATAGAGGAGCCGAAAGATCAGTCCAAATTAGACGTAATCAAACCAAAGAGCGAAACCAACTCATTGGAGAAATCCAAAAAGCCCAAGAAGAAATCGCTAGACTCAATAACGAACGTGCGCCAATCGCAGCCGAAGTCAGAAAAGTCGAAGCAGAAGTTGGACCGATTAAATACATAGCAGCATTAATCTATGGTGATAACCCAGGACAAGACCTTTTAGAGAAAGCTGTTCGCTGGGTTATTATCCTCATCGTTCTAGTATTTGATCCTCTTGCTGTTCTTATGTTAATTGCATGGAACAGAGAGAAGAAGAATGCTTTAGATGATGAGATGGCAGTAAAAGAATTCTTTAGTCGCGCAAAAGAAGTTGCTAAGGCATTGGATAAAAATGAACCAATACCAGAAAAGCACCAAGAACATGTTACTGTTGAAGATCAACCTGAAGTTGATAAACATGCATATCTTAGAAAGAAGTGGGTATGGAAAGTTCCTGGTGTAGATCCAGTTGGACCGATCGTAGCAAAGCCAGAAGAACCACATCCACAACCAAAGATCTTTGACGACTGGGATGAGAAGATTTATAAGAGAGCAGAGGTAGAAGGTATCCCTGTTCCAGAACAGACTCAAGAGTTCTTAAAGAAAGTAGAGGAAATTAAGGAAGAGCCTCTACCAGAAACTAAGATAGTCCAAACCAGTGAGTTTTCCGCAAAGGAAGATGAGTTTACACTGTCCCCACCATCTGACACAAAAGAAATAGTCAGAAAGCCAATATCTGGCAGACCGCCAAAGTATAAATAAGTCTCGTGGGCGACCGATGGCAAATTAGGTCGCCCCAATCCTCACAAAAATAATAAGAATGGGAAGTAGATGGATCCACTTACCCTGTTTGCGCTCGCAAACGGAGCAGTCCAAGCTGTCAAAAAGGGTTGTGAGTTATATAAAGAAATCAAAGGTGCATCTGGTGATATAAAGGGGATCTTACAGGATCTCGAGGATCAGTTCAGTAAAAAACACCCACCAAGCAAACCACCAACTGTTGCTGAGAAGAATCAGTACATTCAAGAAAAGAATCGTGTAATCGAGCTTAACAAAAAGAAGGGCGAGACTACCGATATCTACACAGAGATTGGCAATCATCTAGGAACATATTTCGACAACTATTACAAGTGTCTTGCTGTCTTCGAAGAAGAAGAGAAAAGAAGTAAGAACGAAGTCTATACTGGTGAAGACAGTATAGGCAAACGTGCCTTACAGAGAGTCTTGATGAAAAAACAGCTAGAGGCTATGAGTAAAGAGTTAAGAGAAATTATGGTCTATCAGTGTCCACCAGAATTAGGTGCGCTATGGACTGAAGTCGAAGAGATGATGAAGAAGGTAGGCAAAGAACAATCTGGAGCAATCGCTAATCAAATGCGTCGTCAAATGGAAGCTGCTAGAATTGCTCGTCGTAAGAAAAAGCGTCTAGTATATAAAGCTACATGTTACAGTTTAGTGCTTAGCTTCTTTATAGTCTTGTTTTTGATGTTTTATGCTGTTATTCAATACAGAATAGAGCGTTACCCAGAACTAGGTAACTGCGTTCCACCAAAGGGAAGTTGGCTGTATAAAAAGTGGACAAATTTAGTCTGGGCAGAGTGTCAATAGTTATAAATAATCAAGCCGAGTTGAATTGATAAAGATGGCAATCTTAAACACACAATTCAATAAAATGCGATCCTTAACAAAAATAAAATAAAAAGGAAATCATGAAGAAAATATTACCTATTTTCTTCGTCATGGCGTCGTTACAAGCGGTAGCCCAAACCACTTATGATTCGAAAACCTTAGTAGACACGAACAGTACGTCTACAAGTACCAGCACAGTTAACAGTAATAGCAATAATGTTAACACAAACAACAACATCAACACCACAACGGTTAATAGCACTAACCTCAACACAAACGTAAACACCAGCACCAGCACAAACACAAACATCAATAATGGGCATACTACAAGTGCTAATACTAACACCAACAATAACAACAATGTAAACAGCTCAACTAGCGATAACATCAACAGAAACATAATGAGCGGTGATGTTACTAATAGAAATATAAACGATAATAAGATAGAACAAAAAGTTATTTCTCCTCCACCAACTGCTATTGCTCCAGCAATGATGAGTGGTGGCAACAACGATTTATGTACTACTGGGTCGTCAGCAGCAGTACAAACACAAATCTTTGGTATTTCTAGTGGTGGCACAATAAGAGATATGAATTGCGAACGTCTTAAGAATGCTAAGACACTTTACGATATGGGTATGAAAGTTGCTGCCGTAGCAACACTATGTCAAGATCGTAGAGTTTGGGATGCGATGTGGAATGCAGGAACTCCTTGCCCATTCGAGGGTGAGATCGGAGAGAAAGCAAAAGCATTATGGAATGTTTTCCCAGAAAAGATTCCAGCAAAAGAGGAACCAAAGAAAGATGA